GTCTTCTTGTAAGTTATACTGCAGTATAGAATGCGTAATTTCGTTTGTAACAAACCAATATATGTTATTATTTTTTTCGTCTGCAATAGTTGCTATACACACATAGCCAGCTGGCACATAATCTTCTACCCTTTTATTTCCTAATATATTTTGTACAACACCAACAGCACCATCATCAGACGTTGATACTTTTATATTTTCAGCATCTCTATACTGACCATTAGGAATAAGTCTTTCATCGAGGTCTTTGTTCATTTTGCCCTCAATAAAAGTGTTTTTAATTTCTGGCATATATTAATGTTTTATCCACTTAGATTTTCCTCTAAGTACTTGTGTTATTTCTTCAAGTTTAATATTTGACAACCTTAACTTGGCTTGTCTAGTTGCCGCAAACTTTTCTTGCTTATATCTTCTAACTATATATTCAGGAACATTTGCTTTTGTAGATAAAATGGCATACATTATGTGTTTATACATTGCTTCTTGAGCAAATTTATGAACATACATTTCGTTATCAGAGCCTAAACTATCACTTATATATCTTAGTATTACAGTTTTTCCAGAAATATTAGAGCTAAAGTTTATTAAACCTCTTAAATTATCTATGTAAAAACTACCATTGGCTTGTGCGTGTGCAGGTTCTATACCGTATCTTTCACCTGTAAGATGAGAGTAAGTGTCTTCGTTGTATTTTAAATCTGTATTTTCTATTATTGAAGAGCTTTTGTAATTAGCCCACGTAGTAGATTCACCATCTTCTTGCAAAGTATTGTAAACACCCTCAAAGTCTACTTTAACATCGTCTAATGTTAAGGTTACGCTAGTATCGTTAACCATGCTACCAAGATCTCCAGGAACAAACATTGTTATTAAAACAAAAATTTCATTGTAAGCACTTACGTTTACGCTTTCTAAAGTTTTAGTTGCACTGTCTGCCGTTGTACCACCAACCCACTCTAAATAAGCTAAACTGTCTGTAGTACCAACATATGGTATGAAGTTAGGGCCTTTGATTGCGTCACCAGCAGTTTGTCCATTAAAACCTACACTTGGCTTTGTTCTACCATCACCTCGAGTTGAACTAATACCTAATCTTATTGTAGCGCCTGCAGCGCCTGTTATATTTGCCGGTGCAACGCCTAAACCTGACAAGTTTATTTCATCAATGCCAGTAACATTTACCGATTGCCAACAACTGTAATGTCTACCAAAGTTTGGCGTAGTAGCTGTATCACCTTCTTTATGTATTGTTGCTGTTAGTTTACCGCTTACAGCGTTAAACACATCTTTTGTTGTTACAAGATTTGGTTGTATTGTTGCACCATTACCAGCTACATTAGTTCTTGCAGGAGTTGCAGTCCAGTCATCTACTTTAGATAATTTTGATGAAAAATCACCATTTTTAAAATCAGAAATAGTATTGTTAGAACTTGAAAAGTCGTAGTTACCATCTTCATCTTGTTTTATTTTAAAAGGATTTGATGTTTTACTAACTGGATATAATCTGTGCATTATACCATGATCGTCAGAATAAGAAACGTCAGTGTAGTTTACGTAATCATGAGGCAGTATCATTTGAAGTGATGGTGGCAATACTATTTCTTGAGCTTTAACAGATTTAAAAGTATCAAAAGATAGTTCTTGCAAGGCTCTTTGTGCATGAAAAGCAACATCAGTTTTACTAGCTTTGTTTATAATTTTTTGCTCGCCTACATAGACAACTAAAAATTGATCTATAATATCTTTTAACGTAGTAAACTGATAGTCACCATAATTATTTCCTTCGTAATATTCTTGTTGTATTCTATTTGGATCTACAGTATATGCCATGTTTTATTGTTTTTGTTCTTGAGCTTGACTTTTAGTTTCATTAGATGCAACCTGATATAAGTTAACATCTTTTAGCGTTATACCAGCTAAAGCTAAAATTCTTGTAACTAATTCTGTTTGTTCAGAAGAGTGTAATTGAAAATGTCTATGATCGCTTGCGTTAGGATTATACAAAGCTTTTTTATCAACAACAACATATGTCCAATTAGGATTATTTGGTTTTGCAACGTAATTGCAAATAACATTTGTTTGTTTTGAAGTTTCACCAAAAATAGAAATACTATTAGAACTTCTAGTATATACTAATTTTTCGTCAGTTGGCTTTATAAGAGAAATACCTTGCATTTGCATAAAATCCTTACTACTAACATATTCTGCCGTATAGTATCTATTTTTGCTAGGATTTAACCACTGAACTTCTTGTAGTTTGTATAGATTTTCAGGTAAAGTAGCACCACCGTTAATAGGTGCATTAGTTATTTCAAAAAAACTTATTTTTTCTTTTAATAAGTTTGTCATATCAGCATAAGAAGTATTGTTACCCGGTATTCTGTTAAATTGATTTAAATCGTAAAAGTATTGTTCAAAAATACTCATTTGAGCCTGAGCAGCAAATAAATTAAATTCTTGAGGTGTTATATAACCTCTTTGTTCTTTATTAGCTAAAGCTAATACTGTTTGGTATACCGTGTTTATATTTACCATATTTTTTTATTGTAGTTTGCGATCGCCCCGTAGAGCGACCGCTTCTACAGTTTGATTATTTTAATTGTTTTTCTATATTTGCATATATTTCCATACCTTCATCGGTTTTAAACCAAGCGGCTAAAGCCGTGTATGGATGCTCATCAAAAGGAACGTTCATTAACTTTCTACCATTGGAACCCCAAGTAAATGTTCTTTGATCGTTAGATAATCTTAACAGTCCCATTTCAGTTGCTTTAATACCAAAATTTCTTAGTTGTATATTATCATCTTGTAAAAGCTCTAAGAACAAATAAGGATTATTTTTAGCATATATAAGTAAATCTCTTTTAAGTTCCTTAGAACTCATATCTGAAACTCTAGATCCAACTTCTACTCTCATTATTGCTTCAGCCATGTCTACGTCTAAATTTCTAGCAGCTATAATTGCGTCAGCCTCTATTTCTAAAGAGTTTAATTGTTGTTCAGCTACAACTTGAGGTTTATGCTCGTAAAACAATTTATCTCTATGTGGGTGGTATAAAGACAATAGTTTTTGTAAAACTGTTTTTTCTTTTTCTACAAACAAAGAACCAGATCTAAATATAATGTGCTCTAGTCTTTGATCACCTTTCATTTCATCTACAAAAGGCGTGTTTTGATTTTGACAATATTTAAGTTCTCTTTGATAGCCTTTTTCTTCGTCAAACCAGTAAATGTTTGCAGCTTTTATCGATCTAGAAAGTGGTTTTTTATCACCTTTTAAATAATATAATCTATCTTTTATTTCCCAAGCTGGTTTTACAGGTTGAGTTTTTTTAGGTTTTGGCGTTTCAACAACTGGTGTTTCAACAACAGGTACCTCTACCTTTTCTTGTTTTTTTTCCATAATATAATATATAATAAAATTAATAAAAAGAAAGGGTCGAGGCCGAAGCCTCGATCCTTAAAATAATAAGTGCTTACTTCATTAACATGAAATTGTTAGCACCTTGAGTAATTAAACATCTTTCAGAAAGCATGTGGATTTCCATTGCATCTAAAGCAGATGTAGTTGCTCCAACAGAACCAGTAACCCAAGTTTTTAATCTTCTGTTATCAGTTTGTGAAGCTCTATATCTAACGTGTAAGAAAGGACGTTTTAGGTTTTTACCTAATTGTTGGTCATAAACGTTAGAAGTACCAGCTGGAACAATAACCCCTCTAATTGCTTCTGAAGCATTAGCAGCATTAATACCACCTCTAGTAGCTAAATCATTTAAGTATCTAAAGTCAGACTTGTAGAAGTCATAAGAACCTCTTCTGAAACCAGAGAAACCTAAATTTAATGCCATATCTTCAGAGTTGTTGAATACTCCATAAGAAGTACCACCAGCTCCATAAGAATTCATTGCAGCTAACATGTCGTCCATAGCTAAACTAGTAGATCTGTTAACAAACATCATGTTTTCTTCAATAGCACCTTGCTTGTCAAACTCAGCTAAGATAGCATCAAACTCAGCTAAATCAGTTGCAGCGTTAACACCAGTAACACCAGAACTTACGTTACCTCTTGATTCGATAGCAGCGAATAAACCTTCAGTACCTACATTTTCAGCACCAGCTTCAGACCCAGTTAAAACGTTAGATCCATCAGCTTGTGAAGCAGCAGCGTTTAATTCACCTTCTAACATTGCCATTTCTAAGTAGTCGTTAAAACGAGCTCTTGTGTCAGCTTCAGCTTTCAAGTACCATAAGTACCCAGAAGCACCACCTTCAGAAGTTACCTCAACCCAACCAACTCTTGAAGCATCAGAACCTGATACAGAGTAGTAGTCTTTTAAGATAATTGGTTTATTTTGGAAAGTTTTGAACGATGGTTCGTTAGCTCCTCTTGAATCTTGTTGAGTAGTAACAGCACCACCAACCATATAAGAAGTTCCTTTTCCATATTCAGAACCATAAACTAATATAGTACATGATAAAGAAGCGTTGCTATCAGCTATTGTTGCAGAACCGTAAGGTAAAACATCAATAGTAGCTGTGCTAGCAGCAGCTGTAAGAACCACACATTTGTGAACACCAGCAGAGTTAGCTATAATAACTGTATCGTTAACTCTAATACCGTGATCAGTAGTTTTTGCGTTTCCGTCCATGTCTTGCTCAATAGTAACTTGACATGAGTTTGAACCAGGTCCACCATCAGCACCAGCTGTAGTACCACCAGTTGCAATCTTACCTTTATAAGATAAGTGTAAACGACCTTGCTCAGACCAAATAACTTGGTCAGCAGTCATCGCTTCTTCAGCTCCTATTTGAGCTAAGAAACCAGAAATAGTTCTTTGTCCGAATACTTCTGCTTCTTTCTCCATAAGATCTGGAACATATTGTTGTGCCCAACCCGTTGAAGAGTTTAGGTCTAAGTAATTTGATGATAACGTCTTCTGTACGTGAGAAGGTACGCTATTCAAATTATCTCCTGCAGTAATTGCCATAATTTTGTAATTTTAAATTTGTTATTTATTTTTAATTTTAAACTTAAAATCATTAGAAGTGTTACCTAATACTTTTACTTTCATACCTCCAGCCTCAACAACTCCGTGTTCTTGACGTGGATTCATATCTAAATTTTTAGCTTTAGCAACGCTGGCTTTTAAAGCATCAGCCTTACCTTGATCGTAAAAATGTTTTGCAATAGCATCAGGATTCATAGCTGTAAATAAAGATTTATGATAACCTTTAGCATCTGACATTTCATTATTTTCGTTCAAAAACTTTTTGACAAAATTATTAATATCGCTTTGGTTTTCTTTTACTTTGTTTGTGTCCTTAACGTTAAACCTATAGTTTTTATCACCAACATTATAATCAAAGCCTTTAAAATCTTTGTTAAATAAATTGTTAGTTTTTAATTTAAAAGTATTGGTTTGTTTTTCTAAGGCAGCTTCACTTTCTTTTGACTCCTTGTTATATCTATTAAAAAAATCTACAGCTTTTTGTTGTTCATTAGTCAACTTTGACCCAGCTTTAATTTCTTCATAGTATTTGGACTTTTGCCTGTCCAGATGGGCTTTAGCGTCGGCAACTTGCTCTTTTAACGCTATTTTTTTCTTTTTAATCTCTCTTTCTTCATCAACTTCTTCGTCATACGAAAATCTATCTTCAATTAAAAAATCTACCTCTTCAGGTGTTAAGTGAGATTTTGTTTTTTTGTAATACTCCTTAAGAACTGTCATATCGTCGTATTTGGAAAAATCTTGATTAAGCGTTACGTAGTCTTCTAAACTACCGCCAGTTTCTTCCATAAATTCCATTAATTTTTGCACATTTTCAGGTATTGCTTTGCCAGTTTCTTCAGCTTGTTCTATAGCCTCAACTACTTCTTCAGCTAACTCCTCTGTTTTTTCTTTAACCTCTTCTTCAGTAATTTCTTCTAATACTGGAGTTTCTTCTTGTGCTTGTTCTTCCGGTTGTACTTCTTCTTGTTTTTCTGTGGGCTCGGCATTATCAGGCTCTGCAGCCACTCCCTCGTCGACAGGGTTATCTTCTTTAATTTCATTTTCTTCTGGTTTTTGTGGTTTGTTTAAATCTACTTTGATAACATTGTTATCTTCTTTTTTATTTTTAAGATCAACTTTTGTTACGTTGTCTTTAGTAGTCTTTTCGACTACTTCTTCTTTTTTCTTTTTTGCCATAATATAATATAATAATAATTAATAATTGTTATTTAGGTTCAAATCCGCCTAAATTAAATCCGCCTCCTAATATATCATTACCTGCGGACTCAAAGTTTTTAGGTGGTTTTTCACCTTTTCTTTGTTCAATCATCTCGCTTTGTTGAGTTGCTTGAATTTTTGTTCTTTGATCTTTACGATCTTCTTTTTGATTTTCTTTTTTATTACTGTTTTCAGCATCTATTTTTCTAAGTTCCATGTTATACATAAACTCTTGTTCCATTAACTCTTTTTTAAGAGCACCTTCTGCTTGCATTTTTTGTAAATCAAGCTGAGCTTGTATCTGTGCTAGACTGGCTTTTGATTCTACTATAGCTTGATTTTTTTGTACTTCAGCTTGTGCAGCCACTTGTTGTGCTTGTGCGTTTGCCTGTGCTTGAGCTTGTATATTTGATTGATTAACTTGAAAGTCTCTTTCTTCTTTTTTAGCTCTACGAAGTTTTAATAATTGATTTGCTAACTTTAAATTTTTAATTTCTCTAACATCAATAGCGTCTTCAAGATTAATACTTTGCTGTGCTAAAGCAACTTGTATATTATTTTCTAATAAAGCTTTTTCTTCTTCATCTGGCGCTAACTCAATAAATATGCCAAAATCATACAAATGTAGTTTTTTTAATTCATCTAATGTAGCCACGTTGTGAGCGCCTATTTGTTGTATAAATGCATTTGCAGTTGGTGAATATTCAATAACATCAGATATTCTAAGTGATAAAAGCTCTGATATTTGAGAAGTTAAAAATAAACCAGACTGTAGTATGTGCCTTGTTGCTGTGTTGCTATTTGCTGCGGCTAATTTTTGCACACCAACTAAAGCATTTTTATCTGGCATGCTACCATCTCTAGCTTCGTTTAGCCCGGTAGTATCTCTAATCATTTGCAAATAATAATTATAATTACCAATAAGTGATTGTAATTTTGCACCGCCATTACTTGACTGTATTTCTTGTATAGGTACTTTACCTGGGTTTTGCTCACCTTCGCTTGTAAACGATCTACCAATAACACTACCTGTTTGAAAAAACATATTTAATGCTTCTTGTGGATTATAATTTGTTCCGTTACCTAAATCTATTTCAGCAAGTCCATCAGCATCTAAGTAAACACCATCTGGTACCATACGTGATAATACTTGTTGTATTTTTAAATGTGTAAGTTGTATCATATCAGCAAAACCTGTAACACGTCTTACTAAGCTTTCAATTTTACCTTTATATATACGAGGGGCAACAATACTATAATTCATTTTTACTTTAGTAAAATCACTTTTAGGCCTTATCATGTTTTTAGCCATTTCCCAATTAAGCAACTTGTTGCTACCAAGTACTAGGGCGCCTTCATACAAAACCTCAATAGCTCTTTGTAATCTTGTAAAATTACCTTCTTTATCTTCTGGCGGGTTAAAAGTATCGTCTTTTTCTATAGCTTTTTCAGCGCCACTACCAGTTTCTTTTACTTTATAAACCTCGTTCATATACGTTTTATAATTAAAATATAAAACTTGAACTTTATTGTTATCTACTTCGTTATAATAATTTGACGCGTTATTGTAGTTAGTTTGTTGATAGCTTTTATTTTGAATAATCTCTTGTAAATCATCTTGCTCTAAATGAGGAAATTGTTTTGCTAATTCGTTTATAGGTACGTTTTTAACTTCACCTACATAATATATATCATCAAAATATGGAGACTCAGTATATGAATAAACTAAATCTGCAGGATCAACATATTGTATTGTAATACCTTCTGAAGTATTAAAGTTAGTTTTTACAGCGCCTATACCTAAAACAGTTAAGTCGTAATAAAAACGTTTTTTAATTAAATCATAATCATTACCTTCCATTAAAATTTTTAAAGCTTGTTCTTGAGCTATTTCAACAGATTGCTTATAAGTCAACTGCATGTGTAAAGCTAGCTCTTCTTCGTTTACTGGCAAAGTGTCTTGATCAGAGTTTGAAAGATCTATACCAAGTTCAGAGTTAACAAAATCGTTAAAGCTTTTCATATTTATATCTTCTAATAAAGCCTCCATGTACTCTGTTCTTTGAGACACTCCATAAGGATCTACTGAATAAGCTTTTATGTCATACATGCGTTCTGCTAAACCATTAACAACTATATCTACAAACTTAGGTATAATAGGCACTGGTGTCCAGTCTAAATTTAAATAAGACAAATCACCATTAATAGATAACTCGTCTTTATATTTTTGTACGCCTTGCTCTCCACGCGCGTATAATCTTAAGTCGTGAAAATTATTGTGATTTGTAGTGTATCTAGTGTGACCACCGTCATTATAAAACCACTCTGTTTCTATTGCTTTTGCTACTTTTAAACCATAATCATAACTTAACTTTTCAGCATCGCTTACAACTTGACTTGGAAAATAACTTTTTATAACAGACTCTGCCATATTTATTTTTTAATTAGTTTAGATGTATTGCCTTGATTTGTATATTTAGCAATATTTATATTTAGTTTTGGTTTTTGTATTGGGGCGTTTGGTCGATATAAATGCCTATTATTAGCCATTATTGCCAAGCCAGAACTTATAGAAGCATCATGCTTTGTTCTTTTATTTATATCAAATTTAGCCCAATCATTTAGTAATTCATTAAAATAACAACTACCAAATTGACCTTCAGCGTTCATACCTACGTGGCTTTGAATATACATTTCAATAGCAGCAGCGTGTGCTTGCTTAATGTCTTCACTTGAGTTTGGTATACCACCTATTTCTTTTTCAGCTGTAGATAATTTATTCCATATTTTATCAGGCCTGTTCATTGAGTAACCTCTATAACCACGCCTTCGCAAATAATATAATAAACGAGGTTTATTATTTTCTGCAAGTAATGGCATGCCATAAAATACCAAAGCCATAAGCACGTCTTCAAAAAACATTTCAGCTGTTTGTGGTCTTGCTAAATATTCTAAGAAAAACGTATTTGCTGGCGCGTCTTCCATGCTAAACTTAGTTAAACCATGCAAAGCACCTTTAGAGCCTTTACCATCTACAGTGCCCGATATATCATAACTATCACAACCAAAAGCACCCATGTGCTCATTGCCAGGATATTTAATACCATTTTTAATTACAACTTTATTTTGTATATGTGTTGGTGGTACCCAACTTATTTTAAATCTACCTTTTATATCTGGGTAAAATATAACTTTTGAATCTTTTACGCCGTTTACCCATTGAAAATTACCTTTAGTAATGCCTAGTGTTCTAGACATTTCTTCATTGTAATCTATTTGCTCGTATATTTTAACTAAGTTAAATATACTATTGTTAGCTTCATCTCTAAATGCGTGCTCTTCAGTTCTTGGAAACTGACGATAAAACTCGTTTAACGCATCTTGATCTCCTTTTAAACCATCAGCTTCATTTTGCCAATTGTCTATTACACCTACATCTATTAACTCTCCATGGGGGTCAAAGACGTCATGATCCGGAGTATTAAAGACTGGGCTTCCGTGTTCGTCAATAAATCCTTCGTAGTTCCACTCCATTGGGATAAAAAGAGAATATAGTCCAGACGCTGTTTGTCCATTTCTGTTTCGTTTAGTAACGTCTGACGCTCTGTATAATCGTTTGAAATTTTCTCCACCTTTGTCTAATGCGTTTGATGTTGAGCCCATCATACATTTACCTATAATTCTACTACCTAATCGTAAACATGTTTTTGTAACTCTCCAGTTGTTTAATATATTATCGGGTCTTTCCCATTTACCGCTTTCATCGTGTACTAATAGTTGTAGCTTTTCTCCATCATAACTGTTATCACCTGTATTTTTCCAATCAATAGTAGTATCAAGTCCAACCAAGTCTTCCTGCTTCTCATTAGCAGTAATTTTTTTACGCGTGAACTTACTTGC